GTTCCCTCCCGGGTATGAGCGAGCCATCAGAAGCAATCTCGCCCTGGAACTTACGCCGTTTTTCGGCGTGCCGGTCACTCCAGCCCTCCAAAGCCAGGCGGCTAGCAGCCTACTGAGGATCAAACGGGCGAACGTGCGGATGCGTCAGATTCCCATTGACCCATCCCTCACGCGCCGGAGTCGGCTGATGACCAACTCCCGATTCCGTGGGGGGGACTTCTGATGCCGCCATATCCGGGTTTTTGTGGCCCCACATACCAATCGCAGTCCAGACTGGCCCGGTTCGAGCGGTGCATGAACTTCTATCCCGAGCGCATCGAGGTCAGTGGGCGGCAGCAGGTGGTGTTATATCCCACGCCTGGCGTCACCAGCTTTGCGACCGCGACCGAGGCGCCGTGCCGCGGAGTGTTTGCCCAGGCCGGCCGCTGTTTCACCGTGATGGGCGAGACCTTGTACGAGGTGTCCACTAATGGCGTGCTCACCAGCTTGGGCACCGTCACGGCTGACCAGAATCCGGCGACCTTTGCCACCAATGGCGATGGCGGCAGTGAGCTGTTCGTCACCAGTGGGGACAAGGGCTATCTCTACAACCTAACCACGGGTGTGTTCAGCAATCCGGTCAATGACGTGACGCAGGGGGGCATGGTGGACGGCTACTTCGTGGCTCTCGACCAGGCCACCTCGACGCTGAAGGTGTCGGACCTGCTGGATGGCACCACCTGGAGCGGGATTGGCACCCTGCAGCGCAGTGCTGCCAGCGATCCGTGGCAGGCGCTTCTGGTGCGCGACCGCAAAATTCTCTTGTTTGGTACCGAAACGACGGAGTCAATCTACAACGCAGGGAGTAACCCGTTTCCCTTTGCGCCTGTGCCCGGGGTGCTGATTCCTTACGGGATTGCGGCGCCGTTTTCGGCCAAAAGTATGGGCAGCAGCGTCCTCTGGCTCACCCAGAGCAAGGAGGGGGCGCGGCAGGTGGTGGCGATGTCGGGCTATAACGTCCGGCGTGTCTCGACCCATGCCGTTGAGTATCAGTTGAGCCAATACACCAGCGTGTCGGACGCCGTCGCCTACACCTATCAGGATCAGGGCCACCAGTTCTATGTGCTCAATTTTCCAGGCGCCGGCGCGACGTGGGTCTATGACCTGGCGATTGGGATGTGGCATGAGCGGGGCAGCTATAACAGCGCCGAGCTGAAGTTTGGGCAATGGGGACCGCAGTATCATTGCCACTTCAACAACCAGCATCTGGTCGGCGATTCGACGACCGGGACACTGTATACCATGTCCATCGACGTCTACACGGACACCGATGGGAACGGGTTGCACCGGCAGCGGATTCCCCCCACCCTGCGGAGCGACCAGGATCGGGTGCTGGTGAACCGGTTCCAGCTGCATTGTGACGTCGGGATTGGGTTGCCCTCGGCGACCGCGCAGGGGTATGACCCCCAGGTGATGATGCAGGTGTCCCGCGATGGGGGTCTGACGTGGGGGTATGAGCGCTGGCGAAGCGCCGGCAAGCTGGGTGAATATCTCACTCGCGCCCAATGGTGGCGCTGTGGAAGTGGGCGGAATGTCATCTGTGCCGTGACGATGTCGGACCCGGTTCCGTGGAGGATTCTTGACGCAATTATTGACGTTCAGCCCGGGATGCACTAATGGCGAATATCAGTCCGATCCCTATCGAGTCCCGGATGGTCGATCTGCCCGGTGGCGATCAGCCGCCCGGCGCCGTGGCCTCAACCTGGTTCGAGTATTTCATGGAGGGCCGGGACCGGATCAATGCGTCCCCCCACGCGATCCAGGTGCTGTTCGATTCGACATCGAACCCGACGCTGGTCAGCGTCGCCGCCTCGATTGCGGCGACGAACATACCGCTGCCAAGTTTATCCAGAGGTTTATACAGAGTGAGCTACTACGCGAGGATTATGCAAGCGGCCTCCACATCGTCGAGCTTAACCGTCACCCTGGGGTGGGTGGATGCGACGGTGGCCTGCTCGTTTTCTGGGAGCGCCCTGACCGGGAATACGACGGCGACGAGCCAGAGTGGTACCCAGATGATTCGGTGTGATGAGGAAACCAATGTCACGTATGCGACCACATATGCGTCCTCCGGGGGCACGGCCATGCAGTATCGGCTGGACCTGCTGGTGGAGCAGATTCCACAGGATGTATAGATGAGCAATCCCGAGACGACCCTCTCGAAAGAGGAACTCACGGACCCCAACACCACGGCGTCCGATCTACTGTATAACGTCGAGCTGCCCGCCGTTCCGGCGCCCGGCAGGATCGAGGCCGCCACCCCAGGCCGTCCGCTGGAGAGTTTGGCCAGCTGGCTGCCGTTTAAGTTTGGCGCCGGTTCGCAACCGGGCACTGTGATGGAAGGAGGCGTGAATATAGGACGCGCCACGCCCTATTACACTATGCCCGAGACCACCCCATTGACTGAAGCGCAAGATGCCGTCAGCCGGGACTTTGTCGCAGCAGACGCGGCTCGCCGCGCACGCCTGTTAGACCCCGGCGTCAATCAGGGACTAGAGCAAATGGGGGGCCAGTTTATTCCGGCGCGGGCTGACTATACGCCCGAGGAGGTGGAGCGCCTGGCGAACCTCCTGGACATGGATACTGTGCCCTCTCAAGCCACCGCCCCGCAGGTGCCCACCGTGGAGACCCCAGCGGTGGCGACCGCCGGGACGCCCACAGCGCCTGCGACCGCCGGGACGCCCACAGCCACGTCCGGCGTGGCGGATGCGGTGGCGGCCGCCGTGGCGGAGGCGAACACGCTCGCCGACGATTCAGACGGCTCGAATCTTGTGCCGCGTGGCAAGGTAGTGACCCCAATTCCATCCACCCAGGAGACCACAATGCCCGAAGAAGATGATGCACTCACCAAGATACTGTCCAAGCTGACCGAGTCCCAACAGCCCACGGGCCGTGAGTGGATTCCGTCAGCCATTAGCGGGGCGACCGGCCTGCTGGGTGCCTATCTCGGCTCCCGTGCCCAGGGCGATGCGTTCAAACGCGAGGACCTGCGCTACCAGCAGCAACAGGACCTTCTCAACCGCTCGCGGGGTCGCCAGGAGGCGGCCGAAAACTACGAGGCCCAGCTGTCGCACGCCCGGGAACTTGGCCTGGACGCGCCTCGCAAGCGCATGTCCGCCGCCGCCCAGCAGCGGTATGCCGAAGGCATGGGGCTGAAACTGGACCCGGCACTCTTTAAGACACCCGATCTCGATCCGACGTTTACCGGCGCACAGGCCGCAAACCAACCGGGGGTCAATCCACAACTTGGCACCGAGTTAGATACGTCACGAAAAAAAGAGGGCGGTGGCATTATGGGAAAGCTGGGAACGATCCTGAAGTACGGACTCCCGGCGCTTGGGATGGCCTCTGGACTCGGCGCCTTGGGCGTACCTCATCTGGGCTGGGCCTCCAAAGTGGCGGGGGGCCTGGGAGGGTTGCTTGGGATTGGCGGTGGTCGACAGCCCATCCCGTCCAGGCCGATTGATCCCAATTATGGGATGTATGCCACACAGATGCCCCAGGCGTATCCGCGTCCACTGCCGCGCCCAGGCCCACGCCGCCCGAGACGCCCGCGGGGTATCCAGATTTAATGATTATGAAGGAGAGGTATTAGCATGGCCACGCCCTACAATCAATATAATCGACCCATGTCGACCGAAATGGGCGACCAATGGTCCAAGAACGAGCTGGACGATATGTTGCGGCCGCCCACATGGGCGCCGGACGATCAGCCCTGGACGAACCAATTTGGTCAGGATTATGACGCCGACGATCCGTATGGCAATCTGATGTATACGCCGGATTTTGCCGGCGGCGCCGGGGAAGCCGCCAGCGATGCCTGGCAGAGCAGCCCGTTGCCAGGGTCACCGGGTGGCCTTGGCGGTGGCACCGACCCCACTGACGATCCCACCAATGGCGGCGATGAGAACGGGAAGCCGGACTGGTGGGGCGATCTCACCGCGCCCTGGGAGGGCAAGTTCCAGGCGCCGACCGCCGTGGACTATCCCGACGCGCCCGAGTATCGGGGGCCGGATATGCCGACGCTGGAGGACTTTCAATACGAGAAGTTTGAGGCGCCTGACCAGTTCAAGGCGCCCACCATGGCGGAAGCCCAGGCCGCTCCGGGCTTCCAGATGCGGATGGATCAGGGGCGCAAGGCGCTGGAGGCGAGTGCGGCAGCCAAAGGGATGCTGCGCTCGGGCCAGACCTATGCGGACCTGACGAACTACGGCCAGAAGATGGGCGAAATGGGCTACCAGGATGTCTATGGACGCCGGGCGCAGGAACATGACCGGATGCGCCGCAACCGGGAGCGCGATTATGCCACCCAGTACGGCGTGGCGAAGGATATCTATGGCGCGGGTCGGCGCAATGTGACCGACATGTATGGCATGGAGCGCCAGGAGGCGCGGGATCGCTATGCGCCACAGCTCGCGCAATGGGGTAAACAGTTTGGAGCGACCCAGCGCCAGCGAGAGCTGGACTATAACCGCGCCTGGGAGGAACAGGGCCTCGAACGTGAAATCTTTGAAACCAATCAGCGCAAGAAGCGGACGGCTCTGCGCGATCTCTTTGACTAAGGACTAGACGATGCCACCTCGATTATTACGCGACGCGCCGAGCGAGCCGACCTCGCTGGCGAATCTGCTGGGACAACGTGGTCAGGCGGAAGCCCGCACCGTGTTGGCGCAGCGTCAGCCGTGGACCCAGGCGATTACCCAGGCCGGTCAGGGCGCCGCGCAATCGGTTGCCGATGCGATGGAGCGCAAGCGTTTGGCGCCGTTGCAGGCGTTTGAGACGGCCAAGGAGGTGGAGGACTTTCGGGCCACCCAGCAAGAGCGGCAAATCAAGGCGCAGGACGAACAGCGTGCCCAGCGCCAACGGGCCGCCACCGAGGCTGGAGACTTGCTTCACACCATGCGCGATCTGGACGCCGACACCCAGAAGTCGTTATATGGGCGGTTCTCGTCCAAGCTCGACGCCACCGGCCTGTCGGGCCTGGAACCCCCCGAGGGCACCGAGTTTGGGACCCCGGAGTTCTATCGGTATGCGACCTGGATGCGAAACAACCTCAACTCGGCCTATGCGCCCGCAGAGAACGACCGGGAGGCGATGGTCAAGCAGGAATGGGAGAAGGAGCTGGGGCGCGATTTGAACATGGACGAGATGACCGAGCTGAAGTATAAGGTCGACCCGGAGACGCCCCAACGGGTCACGGGGGTGCTCAACGGTCAGCCCGCCTGGGCAATGTATGACCAGCGGAGTGGCCAGTTTTTCCTTCCCGATGGCCAAAACGTCACGGGCCGGTTCACGCCTCCCCAGGGGCGCCCGGCGGCTGCCGGCGAGAATTTGGACGCCGACATTGCGGCCATTTGTGATGGGATTGCGGCCGGGCGGCAGCCACCGGGTCGCAAAAACGCCCGCTGGTCGGGCACGAATCTTGTGAAGCTGGAGGGCTGCTTGAACCGCAAGACTGACGAGGAGGGCAGGCCGTTCAGTATGCACAGGGCGGAGCTACGCTGGCAGGCGCAACAGAGAGGCGTCCAGACCCTGAACGGGACACAGCAGACGCGGCTCCGCCAGATTGGCAATTCGATTGTTGGCACAATTGACAAGGTGGAAAGCCTCATCGATGGCTATGAGGACCTCAAGATCAACTCAGGACTGCCGATTCTCAACAAGGCCACCGTCTCGCTGGCACTGGCGGGGTTACTCGGGGCGGAAGCGCGGGACATTGTGACGCAGATGGAGGCGTATGTCACCGACATCCATACGGAGCTGTCCACGGTCTATCGAAGCGGAAACGCGCCGACCGATTCGTCGCTCGAAAAGGCCGAGCAGAACATCCAGACGTGGTGGTCGATCCCGACGATGCGAAAAGGGTTGAACATGATCAGGACCCAGATGAACATCCGGCTGAACGCCATCGACGAAACACCAGCCACCACGGGCGGCGCCTGGTCGCAAGGTGACGACGGCACCTACGCCCCGGACTATGGAAACGCCGCCTGGCAGGATAAGGCGATCCAGCACGAAGTTCCCGCAGAGGTCCGCAGTCAGCTGGGCGGCTACAATGTCGAGGGTGACCAGACCTATCAGTTTGAGGATGGCAGTTATTGGCACAAAAACGACCGCGGCGACATTAAGCAGGTCTTTCCGAAAGACCTGACCACCGGCACGGCAGGGGAAGGCATCGGCAACTATAACGGCCGCCAGTATGCCACGGCGGGATTCAGCCTGCCCGCCGACATGCGAGCAGAGCTGGAACGCGCCCAGGCGCAGGCCGCGCAGCAGGGGGGACAATAGATGCCGCCACAGACTCGCACGATTGCCGGATATACCTTAACCCCGTACGTGAACCCTCTAGAAGCGGCAGAGCGGGACCGCCAGATGATTCAGGACGCCCAGGCGCGGGGCATTCCGTTGCCGCAAGCGCCTGCCGAAGCCGACGCCGCAGTCCGGGCGCCAGCGACTGGTGCTCCGACCGGGACGCGCTTTGGAACAGCCGTGGCGGTGGACCTTGGGTTGCCCAAGCATGGGAGCTACCAGGGTGGCGCTCGCGGGGACGGCATTGCCGACGACCTCCCGGAGTATTACCGCAGCGGCGTGGAGCAGGGATACGACCCGGAAACGTCGGGCTATATTGACAAGGCCGGACGATTTGCGGGGGAAGCCCTGGAGGGGCTGAATCCGGTGGCGATTGTTAAGGGCCTGCACGGCCTGGTGACCACGAACCCGGTGACCACGATCAAAAACATTGGCAAAGCCCAGGGGGCGGTGCTCGATGAGGCACAGGGCGCCTATGAGGCCGGGGATTATGGCACGGCCGCCATGAAAGCCGTCGCGGGGGTGATTCCCCTGCTCGGGCTTCGGGCCAATGAGGCGATCAACCTGGTCCAAGCGGGGGACATCGCCGGCGCCATGGGGGCGACCGTCGATCTGGCCTCGATCTTAGCGGGAGCCGGCGCAGGCAAAGCGCTGACCAAGGCGGGCCGCGTGGGCGCGAAGGCGCCGCGGGTGGGCATTCGAGGGTTCAAGAAAAACCTGGAGGATATGCCCTCCGCCGAGCGAGCCGCCGTCGAATACGGACTGGAAAAGGGCATCTCGCTCCCCCGGTCGGTGTATTCCAGGGGCGCCGAGTTTGTGCGCCAGCGGCTGCCGGCGCAGCTGGGCGCCCAGAAGATTGCGGCGCGAAAAGAGGCCGCCCTTCAGACGCAGATGCGGAACTTGGGCGACGAGCTGCGCGTCCGCGGGGGCGGCAACCGCAACCGAGTGGACGAGTTTAAGGACCACGCAGACGTAATCAACGACCAGCTGGACACTCTGCAAGACGGGTTTGCCCAGGC